GTAGAAGTCCTTATATAACTGTTCGACCAAACTTGTTGTAGGAACAATGATTAGAACATTATCATCGAAGTTATCAAGATACCACCGCATCAATTTATAAATGATAAACGACTTACCACTACCTGTCGGTGATAGAAGAATCGCACGTTTGTTTTCGATACCGTGTGCGATTGCATCATACTGATAGTCACGCACTTCAAACGGTGATTCAAGTTCACTGAGATATTTTACTAGATTGGGATGCGAGACGACATTCTTCTTTTCGGGATGACCATATTTGTCGTTGTCTTCCATCTGCAACGGATACATTCTATCCGCACTAAATTTTTTGAGATGTTCCCATAACCCTACATTGAGTTCACGAGTTACCGCATTGAACAAACGAATCTTACCATCCCAAACCTTTCGTTTATACTGAGGCATAAACTTATAGCCAGGCACAAAGAACGAAAAGTAATCACGCAGTTCGTTTACTTGGTGCGGTTCGCATTGAATAGACATCATAGAATGATTATCCATTCTCACTGTGATGGTATTGGGTAGACTCATTATTCGCCTGCTTGGAACTGTCTCCATCGAATGATGTTACCGACAGTTTGATGTCTCCATTTCAAATTATCAACAATCTCTGTTAACGTTTCAATCATAGTCTTTAGATATACAATTTTTTCTTCGGACTGTTGTATATCTATATCTGTGTTATAGAAGTTTTCTTTTGCACCTTTGGTGTTGACATTCAAACCATCATATGGGTCATATGCCCATCCACGACTATCCATGTCTTCCTGAGGCATCTTACCCTCATAGTATAACCACTTATCTTTGAGAAGTTGTTTCTGTGAAAACTCCGCTTTCTTCAAACGTAGTTTTGTAAGGGACAAGTATTCAAGATACTTGGCGTGTAAGGTGGGTGTATTTTGTGAGACCTCATCATACTTATTGTATGGTATCTCAGAGTCTACTTTCCATTCTGCTAGAATGGTATCTAATTCAATCATAATATATCCTTAATGGTATTTATTTAATCACTTCAAAACGTGCAAATCTAAACGTTGTAGTAAACGTAATTACGTTAGCGTCTCCAGTTGTTGCGAGTTCAATAGAACCCAAGTCTGTAGGAATACAATCCTGATACTTTAATTTGACCGCAGTGTTGTTATGACTTGTCAACACCGCAACCGTGATGTCTGCATAGGTAGGTATATCAGTCTTTCTTTCACTGTGTGATACCTGACCTTCGTTAACAATTCTTTCCAACCAATCAAACATCTCTTGATATGCAGTAAGATTTTCATCACATATAATAGTGATTGACAACTCACTAAATGTAAGTTTATCTCCTGCTAGTGGGACTGAGGTTACTCTTCGGGTTGGTAACTCGACAGGGTTTGCAGTCACGCTTGGATGAGCGACTGATTGTGCAAAGTATTCCAAGTTAGGATATCTTGTTCTATCAATAAGAACACGAAATCCCGTAGGTTGGAGATAATTAAGATTCGTAGTAAGTTCTACGTCATCTATCTGAACTGTTGAATCGACTGCCATATATTGAACCTCTGATACTATTTATAAGTATTTTGAAGTTCATCCTTGACCTTCTTCCAATATTTTTTCGCCCAAGAAGATTTAGAACGTTTCAATGCCCGTTCCACTGCTTGGATTCGTTGTAAATGTAATTGCATTTTTTCCATAGTATATGTATACTATCAAATCCAGCAGAAAAAGTCAAGCTAAAAAACACTTGACAAAAAATGCTAGATACTGTATAGTATTAAACAATATACGAGGCGATTATGAAACTACAACTAAATGATGCAAGATACGCCGCTGGGGTCTTCAATGACTACTTCGGTAAGATATCCGACATTGCAGAATATAACAAGTCAATCAAATTAGAACGAATTGATGCAATGCCATTCACTCTGCCAGGCATGGGCCCTGAAGAGGACTTCTTTACTGAGTGGGACATGCATCCCCAAGATATGAATTTTAGATTGGATACTGTTCCTATGAACACCTTCCATCAATACTTAGAGATTACAACATCTGCGCCTGTCGAGATGTCAATTCCTGGCAAACAGATGAATAAGATTATCCGTGAAACCAACACGGGTAAGATTGTGGGTATGATTCGATTCGGGTCACCAACAATCAATAGTAAACCAAGGAATGAACTCCTTGGTCAACCCCTTGATACAATGAATCCCGAAGTCATGAAACGATTCAATGATTCGGTTATCATGGGATTTGCGATTGTTCCAACTCAACCCTTTGGATTCAACTATCTTGGTGGTAAATTACTTGCCGCCATCTGTTGTTCCCATGAGATACGTGAAGAGTTGAACAAGAAGTATGATGCGAACATGTGTATGTTCGAAACAACAAGTTTGTATGGGTCTACCAAAGCATTGTCACAATACGATGGTATGAAACCTATACTTCGTTTTAGTGGTCTGACAGACTCTAAATTTCTACCTCTCATCAATGATGATATTTTCCGCTCTCTCAACACATGGTTCGAAGATACGCTCGGAGAACCACTCGTGCCGATAGATGCATCCTCTCGCAAACTAAAGGCACAAACCAAAATGGTGAGTATCATTAAATCGTCTCTCAAAGGAGAGGATGGATACGAGGAGTTCTGTCAGACACTTTCCCATGCGTTGGGACTTACACAACAGAAACGTTCATTCTATTCTCATTATGGATTCGAAAACGTTGTTGATTATTTGAATATGAAAACGGACACACTTATCAAGAAAGAGAACTATGATAGGTTCTATCTTGAAGGTCAGGTTGATTGGTGGAAACGTCAGGCAACCAAAAGGTATAACAAGTTGAAGGAAGCGGGTGAACTTCGCACCGTCCTTGAAACATGGAATACCAAAACTGATATTGACATTATCAGATAAGTGTGTTATAATAATAACAATAAACTAGGAGAAATATGAGAAAAAACTATAAAAGTAGAAGACCTCAAAGGCAAAAAAGAAAATTCTATCCAAAAGATATTGGATTGAAAGTAACTGTAAGAGACGGCAATGTTGATGCTGCTCTAAGAATATTGAAGAAAAAAGTCAAGAAGGCTGGTTTACTTCAAGAAATAAAAGAGAGAGAATTCTACGAGACACGAAGTGAGAAAAGACGTAAAGTCAAACTCAAAGCGATTCGTAGAAATAAAAGAAACGAATTGAAAGAACAAGAGTCGGCTGAAATCTACAGACGCATAGCGAATTCTCGCAGATAAAAAAAGGGGAGACCGAAGTCTCCCCTAAAGGTTGGTAGGTTAACCCTACTCTTCTTATTACTGATTCTTAGGTTAAGATGTTCTTAACAGCAAAGATTCTGTAGTAAGGGTTAGTCTTGACAGCAGCAAGACCGTCAGCAGGTGTAGAACCAACAAATGGGTTTGAAGCCATTCCGTAACGAGTCTTAAACCCGATACGTGGTTGGAAGTTGTCCTCACCGATTGCTTTAACCATTTGCAACGGCACGTAAGGACAATAGAACACACCAGCGTCATAAGGGTTAGTTCCCTTGTAACCAACTGTTACGTAGTCAGTTCCAGCATACGGGTCAATGTATACTTTCACACGACCATTCAGAGTTCCAGCAAATGTGTTACCTGTGTCGTCTACGTTCAAGTTTGTGCTCATAGCAGGACTGTAATCCAAGTTACCAGCAGCTGCAAGTGCAGTAGCAACATCAGAAGAACAGATAATTACGTTACCTTTTCCTCTACGTGTTTCTTTTGCAATCACGTTAGCTTCTCTGTCGATTTGAACAGACAGACCCTTGAATTTCTCAGCAGACCAACGACCATCAGCATCGGAACTTAGGTTAAAGATACCGTTAGATGTTACGTTAGATTGTTGAGCACCTGTTTTAGCTTGTGAGTTAATAGTTCTGATAACTTCACGGTTGATTTCAGCAAGAATTTCTGTAGACAGAATGTTTGCTAATTCAGTTTCAGCGTCAAGACCATGAATCGCTTTAAGGTCTTGTGCAAGTTCTACAGTGTATTCTGCTTTCAGCGCACGAGACTTGGCAGTCACAGTTGATTTCTCAATTGTGAAACCCATTTCGTGGAAAGAAGAACCACCTGTTGAACCGAGAGCTTCAGCATCGACTGTTGGCATACCGCCAGCAGCAAGTGCTGTCAGACGTGCGCCTTCTGAATCAATACCATCAGAATCATCGTTGAAACCTGAAGGATTGTCAGAGTCGTGTGTGCCACCACTGTCACCTGAGAACTGAGTTTCAGCTTCGTTGAACAGAGCTTCACGGTTAGATGTAGAACCACCGTTATATCTTGCTTTCATAGCAAAGATAAGACCAGTTGGGCCATTCATAGGTTGAACACCAGCTACATCGTAAGCAATGAGGTTAGGCATTGCACGGCGAACCAATGAAATCAACACAGGGTCAAAGTTGCTAACAGAACCAGTGTTGTTAGCAGGAGAAGCAGCGTTCTCAGATAGGAACATTCCTAACTCATTACGTTGCTCTTGGAGGGCTTTCTCTTGGTTTTCAAGAACGGCAGCAGTTACCGCACGTCTTTGATAATCAGAGATACTACCCGCAGACTCTTCGTTAAGAACGGGAGCCCACTTTTCGATAAGTGTATCGTAAGATTGTTGCATTTTTCTCTTCCTTAGTTAATTATTTCTTTGGGGAAATTTTCTTAATTGCAGAAACATACTTTTCCATATCAGAAGACAATTCAACTGTTTCATCAGCGTCATTGTTTTCCAAGATTGTGTCATCGGATGTTTCTACGACTTCTTTTGCGAAGTGAGACTCGATGATTGTTTTTACTTTTGACTCAAAATTTTCGTCAAAATCAAAACCTTCAACAAGCGACTTCAATTTTTCTACTTGTGTATCGGCAAGGTCACGAGACGCTTCACGAATGATTGCTTCTCTTTTGTAATCTTCCAACTCACCAGCAGTGTCAATAACTTTCTGAGTAGATTCGTTGAGACGTGTCTCAAGGTCTTCTACTTGGTCAGCAAGTTCGTCAACAAGGTCAACCTTAGACTCAGGAACTTCAATGTAAGACTCAGTGAAGACACCTTTCAGTTTCTCCATGAAAGTCTCAGCAATTTCAGCACGGAGACCGTTCTGAATTGCGACTTGATTTTCTGTCATCCAAGTTTCAACTACGTAATTTAGGTAGCTGTCTACTTTCTCTACAAGTTCAGTTTTAGTAGAAGATACTTCTTCTTCTAACTCTGTCTTATACTGTTCTTCAAGACGGTCAATCTCTTCTGAGACTTTTGTCTTAACAGCTGCTTCAAAGATAGTTGCGGTTTTAGCTTTGAACTCATCGCTGAGTGTAGCTTCAGACTCGACAAGTGCATCAAGTTCAGCAGTAGTATCAATCTGTGTTTCCACGATTGCATCATCTTCTTCCATATCTACTGATTCTTTTTTCATGCCGTGATAAGATGCATAAAGTTTGCCCATATCTTCTTTGGACATCTTTAACATTTTATCAGTCATTGCACTAATCATTCCCGCTTTTGTCTTTGGTGCAGGAGCTTGCGTTTTAACTGCATCTTCAGCGCCATCCACAGATTTCTCTGCTTCATCTTCGTCTTTGCCCTTATCGAGCATTTTTTCTGCGCCTTCGACTACAGATTCATCTTCGAGAGTCTCTTCCACGATATCGTTAATATCTTCATCGTGGAGTTCAACTTCGACTTTTGCTTCTTCGGTCATAATCGACTCCTTTACAATTGCGATTTGATTAACGAGAGGAAATTCTTGAACTCTCGAATTTGCACTTCAGGACGAAATGCTTTCGGAGCGTTCTTTATTTCAGTCTCCATATTTTCAATTACCTGTGGTTTCAGAACACCGTTATTCCAAACCCAATCTACACCTTCCATGATTCCATTAACAAAAGCATCAGGGGCAGATGGGTCTTGCACGATGTCAACCGTGCTAAGAATGAAGTCTTTACCGACTTCCATAGCGCCGTTCTTCTGCACAAGGCTACCCATACCACGAGTTGACACACCTAGTTGCACACCACCTTCGAGCAAACCTTCTACGATTTTACCCATTGGAGTTGGCAATATTTGTGCCTTTCCGACCACATTACTTCCCTCAAATTTGAGTTCACTAATGAGATGCGAAACTTTATCTAGATTAACCGTTGGGCCTTCAGGGTGATTTAATTCACCAACCGCACGGTTTTTATCTACTTGTTCTTTGACGTATTTTTCCACAGCAGGTTCTAAAATTGCTTTGGGATATACACGTCCATTTCTATTCTTTTTGTCTGCCTGAGCGAATACACCTTCGATGACGTATTTCTTTTCACCGTTCTCTTTCTTTTCGACAATACAGTTAATCGTATTGTTGTCTGTGTATTCTGTAATAAGTTTCATCAGGTCAGCTCTCTAATTACTGTTGTTATTGCCTTTTCAGCATCCTTCTGTGTTCGGAATGCATCAAGACGGTCACCGTCTACATAGGCAACGAAGGGAACATTATCCCGTCCTTTTTTATCAGCACGCTGATAGATTTGGACAGGAATACGTTTAATCTTCTTGTTATAGACTAACTCGCCTTCTGGCTTTCGGTCACGTCTTTCTCGAAGTTCCTGAAATGTTATCATAACAAGTTTTCCCTTTGTAATTATTTATACAATTAAGATTCTTCAGAATCGTCATTATCGGGAATATTTGCAAGAATTTCTTCATCTTCGTCCATAATTTCCTCGACTGCATCCAATTCTTCGTCAGAAACTTCAATTTCTTCAGGTTCACCATCATTAAAGATAGCGCCAGCGACTGCAACTCTCTGTGCGTCTAGGGCATCCTGAATCTTATCGTCAATAATACCTTTGAACGAAGTCTCGGCTTTTGCAAGGTCTCCGTCCGTGATTTGATTTACTAATTCTTGAACAGGACTTGTTTCTTCCTGTTCCACTTCGTTTTGAACTTCCGTTTGGTCACTCATGATTTTCTCCTATAGATTATTAAAAGTCGTCTTCTTCGTCACCTTCATCGCCGTTAGCATTTTCTGCTTCGACTTGTTGCTTCATCTCTTCAATATCTTCGTCTGTCATTTGCATGACATTCTTCATTACCCATTCACGAGAAAAGTATTCACCCACATAAGAAGAAATGGAATCAAGAGTTGACAATCTATCTTGGAGAATTTCATTGTTTTTCAATTCGGTGAAGTGGTTATCTCTCAGATAGTCAACGTTGATGTCGTTTTTCCACGATTCCCAATCCTGTTCTGTAATAATTCCTTTCATCAATAATTGTTTGCGAAGGATACCATAGAACAACATAGAGAAACGTCTACGTAATCTATCAATAAACTTTTGGAACTTAACTTCGTCTCTACCGATTTCAGTAGAACGACCAAGTGAGAACTGTGCCTCTTGTTCAAGTCTGTTGATAGGAACGTTCAGCGAACGATATAATCTCTTTTGGAAATAGATAATATCGTCAATCTGCCCGAGGTTTTCACCGCCAGGCAATGTAGAGATTTCAGTCCCTCGACCACCTTCTCTACGAGGTAACCAAAAGTCCTCAAGCATCGACATATGCTTACGGTCATCTTTTAGTTCCCCTGTTGATGCGTCATATACCAACTTGTTTCTGTAACGAGTCATGATGTCACGCATATACGCTTCTGACTTGTTACGTGGCATGTTACCCACATCAATATAGAATATGCGTCTTTCAGGCGCACGTGCAAGACGATAGATGACTAGAGAGTCTTCCATCATTCTTAACTGGTTGATTGGTTTGAGTGCCTTGTTTAGATAAGACACCACTTGTTTTTTAGATGGGTCAAGTAATCCCGAAGTAACATAAGATACCGCATCAGGCGAGAGTTTTACACCCTGATTACTCCCTGCCTTCTCTTGATAAATGAAGAACTCTTCTACTTTATCTACAACCTTGGCATCGGTTCTTTGGTCTTTCTTATATTTGACTTGTTTGACCTTACGAATCTTCGTTGCGTCAATCGGACGGATTTCTTGAATCCCTGCTTTTAGATTACTTTCGTTGGCGACTAAGTGATAGAATAGTCTACCATCGACATAGAAAGAGCGGAAAATATCGTGTCCTAAATCAGAGAAATTCAACATCGAACAGATGTTTTCGAATTCCTCCAGCATTTGTTTCTTAATACTGTCAGACGCATCCACTTGGTCAAGGTTGAGTGTTACGGGGTTTTCTAACTCACCCCCAGCGATTGCTTCGTTAACAATATCTTCTAGAGCAGCATCCACTTCAGGGTGAGTCGCAACTCCCCTGTATTTCATAATCAATTGTGAGTTATCTTTCGCCTGTGTGCCTTCGAAGTCAATATACTGACCGTAGTGGCTGCCAGACGCAGTTACATAACCCGCACCATCATCATCTGTTGCGGGAACAATTGATTGTAATTTTTTATCTTCTTTGGGTTTGTTCTGAGATGCTCTCTTCAGTTCAAATCCAAATAGTTTTAGAATGCTGTTATCTTGTTCTGCCATAATTTTGTATTCAAATCCCCGTTACGTATAGAAGCGGGAGTAGGGTTTTATCCCTACTCCT